AGGCCGTCCAGAGGCGGCTCCGGGACGCCTGCGACGGTAAGCGCCGTATCTACCTCCTCCGTGACACGCTGATCGAGAAGGACCCGGAACTAGAGGACGGTAGCAAGCCCCTCTGTCTCCTGGACGAGCTACCCGGCTACGTATGGTCGCAGAAGAAGAAGGCCGGGGAATCCAAAGAACAGGACGAGCCGCTGAAGGAGAACGACCACGCCTGCGATGCTATGCGTTACGTGGTCGCCGAACGCGACTTTGGCACACGAGCACTGTTTAGGAGTGTGTAATGGCCGCACCAGAGCACATCACGGACGAGCAGGTCGAGGAACTGGGCCTGGCGATCAAGGACGAGGTGAAGGGGCACTCGGCAATTGTCCGCCCCGGCGACTCCATCATCGTCTTCTTCGACTTCAGCCTGACCATGCAGCAGTACGATCAGCTCCGGGATTTCTGCAGCACAGTCCTGCCCGGCGTCAACGTTATCGCCCTGCCCGAGGTCAAGGACCTCCGTGTCTTCCGCCCGACCAGCCCGGAGGGAATGTGATGGCGAATACCGGCATAACATTCGAAGAGTACCTCAGGGATGTCCGGGTGAGCATGCAGCACATGCACCCCAACGTCTCCCGGTACCCGGAGATCGCCGTCCTGCTCGCGAATGAACTAGCGTACCAGCTATGGCGTAAGGCGCGGGTCTACGACCACTTCGACATTGTCTTCGGGGTGAAGACGCCAGACGGCCAGGCCGGTTACTCGATCATATTCTCGGACGACCGGGCGGGCGGCAAGTCAACCGCAATATCCCTGACCGCGGCCGAGCTACAAGAACTAGTGGAAAAGGGCCAGAAGGCTCTTGGACAGGGGGTCTGATGGCACTCCGGGCACTCGTCGCTCCGCCTCCGGCGACGTCCAGAAACTCAAGGTGGGGCTCCACCCAGCACCTCCCCGCCTTGGGCGGCAGGCTGAGGACCGTTGGTGCGGCCTTCCGGTCCTCAGCCGCTGTCGCCGCTTCACATGTTCAAGAACACGGCTACTTCATGGCGGCCATGGGCTGCGCCGACGCCGCCGGATTCACCCACTCTGTCTTCACTGGCCTGATCGTGGCGGGCGCGAGCTTCCTTGCGCTCGAATGGAGGGTTAGCAAGAATGCCTAGGACTTCCGCGCTCGGCGAGCTGGGCAAGGCTTTTCGCAATCTAGCAGCGAACAGCCCTGTTCCGTTCGCCGATCGATGGAGCGGTACCGGCAATGGCCTGTACGGTTCCGGAATCCAGGACAGACAGACACAGATCCAGGCCATGAATGGCCAGAGCACGCTGTACGCCATCGTCCAGCTTCTCTCAACGGGAAGCCAGGCGTACGGCGGCTGGAAGATGTACAAGACGGACAGGGACGGCCGGGTCCGCTACGCCCGGACGGACAAGGGCAGCGACCAGCGCATCGAGGTGATGCGACACCAGGCGCTCAAGCTTTGGAAGCGGCCCAACCCGTTCATGACGGGCGAGCATTTCCGCGAGATCGGCTGGCAGCACATGGAGCTGGTCGGCGAGTGGTACTGGGTCCTCAACCGAGGGCCGACCGGCCGGGGCATCCCGATTGAGATGTCGCCCGTCAGCCCCGCCCGGATGGAGCCCGTCCCTGATCGCCAGAGGTTCATGGCTGGCTGGGTGTACACCGGCCCGAGCGGCGAGATGGTGCCGCTGAGTACCGACGAGGTCATCCAGGTCAAGTACCCCAACCCCGGTGACATCTACCGGGGCCTCAGTGCCGTTCAGTCCCTGCTCGCGGATATCGACGCGACCAAGTACTCGGCGCAGTGGTCTCGCAACTTCTTCCTGAACTCGGCCGTACCGGGCGGCATCGTTACCTTCGATAAGCGGCTGACCGACGATGAGTTCAACGAGTTCACCGCCCGCTGGCGAGAGCAGCACCAGGGAGTTGCGCGTGGCCATCGCGTTGGGGTACTGGAGCAGGGTGCTACTTGGTCCCCTAACACATACACGGTCAAGGACATGCAGTTCTATGAATTGCGGACCCTGGGTCGTGACATCATCCGCGAGGCATACCGAGTACACCAGGCTATGCTCGGACAGAGTACGGACGTCAACCGCGCGAATGCGGAGACTGCAGAAGAAGTACATATCGCGTGGCACGAGATCCCGCGCCTGAACCGGCTGCGAACCATCGCCAACGAGTTCTATCTTCCGATGTTCGGCAGCACGACCGAAGAACGAGAGATGGACTACGAGGACCCCCGTCCGTCCAGCGCCAACGATGCCAACGACGAGCTCACCGCCAAGTCCCAGGCGCTCGCCCTGCTCGTGAATGCCGGATTCGACGCCGAGGACGCCTGCGAGGTGGTCGGCCTGCCGCCCATGAGCTGGAAGGGGCCGGTCCCGAGCATCGGCGCGGAGCCGGGGCAGACTCCGAAGCCGGGGCAGGATTCGAAGCCGGCCCAGCCCGGACAGATCGGCACTGGTCCCAAGCCCGCCAGCCCCAAGGCCATACTGCCGCGTCTCGGCCACCCGGAGGATGTTGACAGCTTCGACTTCGAATCCAATGTCGCCTCCTGGGTTCGGGAGATCTGCGACTACACCAAGATGAAGGAGCTAGTGTGAGAAGCCAGAATCCCTGGCGCGATGCTAGGGGCAGAGTGCTAGCTCTGGCTAGCACCAAGAAGGAGTGGTACAGCATCAAGAACGCGGCGACACCGGACGCCCGTTCCCAGGTGCACATCTACGACGAGATCGGGTTCATGGGCAAGACCGCCCACGACTTCATCCAGGACCTGGACGGCATCGAGGGTCCGATCGACCTGCATCTCAACTCGCCGGGCGGCGAGGTGTTCGACGGCGTGGCCATCTACAACACGCTCCTCGCTCGCCAGGACGTCGATGTCTATGTTGACGGCATTGCGGCCTCTATCGCTTCGGTGATCGCGATGGCCGGGGATCGCGTGTTCATCGCACCGACCGCCCAGCTCATGGTGCACAACGCCTTCGCCATGGCCTGCGGAGATGCCACCGACCTCCGGGAGATGGCGAACCAGCTGGAGCGGAACACCGCGAACATCGCGAGCATCTACGCGGCGCGGACCGGCCAGACCACAGATCACTGGCTCGAGATGATGGACAAGGAGTCCTGGTTTACCGGCCAGGAGGCGGTGGACGCGGGCCTGGCCGACTCGGTCATCCCAATGAAGGCGGTGGCTGCGAAGTTCGACATGGCCCTGCCCCCGAAGGTCGGGAAGATGGCGGCCAAGGCGACCTCGCCCGACAACGCGGCGCACCACCCGTACCACGGCCACCTCGACATCCACCACGAGCCGATGACCGGCACGCACTCACACAACCACGCCGAGTTTGGCTTCGGGGACGGCGATGACGGAATCCACGCCCACTCCCACACCCACAGCAGCGACGCCCATCACGAGCACCCGCATATGCAGCACTCGCATTCACATGGGCGTGATGAGAACCACGATCACGCACACGCGGCCGGCCACGAGCACTACGACAACGCCGAGCACAGCCACACCCACCACGCCTCCGACCCCGACCACGACGGCGACGACGACTCCAGCGAATCCGGGGACAGAGACCACGACTACGTGCTAGCCAACGGCCAGCCTGGCCCCAAGGCCCAGAGCACGGTAGAGCCCTTCGGACTTCCTTCCCCGAAGCCCGAAGGTGGTTCGTCCAGCGGCTCGGCAGCGCCGAGCCCTTCCACAACCGAGTTGTTCAACGACGCGGACGTCTCCGCCTTCATCAGCGCCATCCGGGGCTGAGGAAAGGAAATCGAAAATGGCCCCCACCATTGCGCTCCCGGACACGCTGGAGCAGCTTGAGGAATTCCTGGGCGACCCCTCCCAGGTTCGCAACATGATGAACGAGAAGGGCAAGTTCAAGGAGTTCATCGGACTGTACGCCAAGAAGACCTGGGAGAAGGACAATGATCTGCAGCGGCAGATCAAGGACCAGGTTCAGATGGCGATGGCCGACTTCGCCACGCAGAACGGCCTGGGCGGGAACCGGCTGAACTTCGGCAATGCCATGCCGAACGAGGTCTCCTCGATGTTCGGAACCTCGAACTCCAAGGCGGTCTCGAGCGGCAAGGGAGCCACCTACAACAAGGCCTCGTACGGTGCCCGGCTGGAGCAGGGCCTCGGCCCGGAGAACAGCTTCGAGAGCTCCGCCGAGTTCTTCCAGTCCATCTGGCCGAAGTACGAGACCCTGCGGAACCGGCAGGCGCTCGGTGCCAAGCGGGCCAAGCTGCTCGAGGTGCAGAACTCCTTCGGCTCGGAGGTGCCGGCGGACGGTGGCTTCCTGATCCCGGAGCGCCTGCGCTCGGAGATCCTCCAGGTCGCCCTGGAGAGCGCCGTCGTGCGGCCGCGCGCCCAGGTCATCCCGATGGACTCCCTGCGCGTGCCGATCCCCATGATCGACGTCACGAGCAACGTGTCGTCGGTGTTCGGCGGGATTGTCTGCTACTGGACCGAAGAGGCCGCGCAGCTGACCGAGAGCCAGGCGAGCTTTGGCCGCGTCGTGCTCGACGCCAAGAAGCTGACCGGCTACGCGGAGGTGCCGAACGAGCTGCTGGCCGACGCGCCGGCGTTCTCCTCGTTCTTCGACACCATCTTCCCGCGTGCGATCGCCTGGTTCGAGGACATCGCCTTCATGACCGGCACGGGCGTCGGCGAGCCGCTGGGCTTCGTCAACTGCCCGGCGTCGGTGCAGGTGCCCACGGAGTCCAACCAGGCCACGCACACCATCGTCTGGGAGAACGTCATCAAGATGTTCGCCCGGATGCTCCCGACCGCGCTGAGCCGCGCGGTGTGGGTCTGCTCCATCGACACCTTCCCTGAGCTCGCGACGATGGCGCTGTCCGTCGGCACGGGCGGTGGCCCGGTCTGGATGGGCAACTACACCAACCCCGGCGCGGCCACCCCGCCCGTCACCATCCTGGGCCGCCCGGTGTACTTCACTGAGAAGACCCCGGCGCTGGGGACGACCGGTGACATCTCCTTCGTCGACCTGGGGTACTACCTCATCGGCGACCGGCAGATGATGCAGTCGATGTCGTCCGAGCACTACAAGTTCCAGAACGACAAGACGGCGTTCCGCGTCATCGAGCGCCTCGACGGTCGGCCCTGGATCCAGTCGCCGATCACCCCGCACAACAACTCCAGCAACACGCTGACCCCGTTCGTCCAGCTGCAGAGCCGCTAGTCGTTCTGCCCCGCCGGGCGACATCTATCAAACTCCGGCGGGGCAGGACCCTGATCAAGGGATCGACATGACCTGGTTCAAGGTGTCGGCGTCGGAGTATGTCCACGAGTCCGGGGCGATACTCACCGCCACAGCAACGAACGTCACGATGACTCAGGCTTACGCCAGCGCGACCCCCATCGTGCTGAACGGCACCTATGGGAGCCAGGCACTGGCCAACGCGGCATTGGTCAACATCATCGAAGCAACGAGGGAGCTAGCCCTTGACCCGGCGAACCTCCCGAACCCCCTGTAGGAGGAACCGTGAGCTACCAGATTACCGTGGTGGTGAAGGACGGCAAGGCGACCGTGGACGACAGCGGCACCTCGCTCCCGCCCGACGGCAAGTTCACCATCAACGGCCACGTCCCGTCCGAGGGGACATGGCAGGCCGAGAACATCGCGGTCGCCCGCATGGATTCTGACGACCAGGGACGCGACCAGGTGATCGTCCAGGCCGCCAGCACGCACCACCGCGTCCACCTACCGAAGCTGTAGCCGAGTAGGGAGTCGGCAATGAACCCCCGGCCCCCGAGTTAGCAGAAGTGCAGTAACGCCCACTTCCAAGAGAGAAGTTTCAAATGGCAGGAATGGAAGCCCTCGGCCGTCTCTTCAACCTCATCCCGATCGCATCGGCCAAGCCGTTCAGGCTGCGCGGAGCGAGCGGCGTCACGTGCGTGGCGTACGTGACGGCCACCGGGGCCACCTCGACGGTCGCCGTCGCGCAGGACGCCAGCTTCGGTGGTTCGTTCGCGACGGCCGCCCCGGTGATCAAGAACATCTACACGTCGACCGCGACCGACGGCACCGCCGCGTGGACGAAGAACACCTTCAACACGGCGGTCGCTCCCTGGACCTCGGGTCCGGCGAGCGGCTTCACCTTCGGGAACGCATCGAACAACTTCCCCACGGCGCTGGTTGCCGTGTTCCACATCTTCACTTCCGAGCTTTCCGACCCCAACGACTACCTCAAGATCACCAACACCGGCGGTACCAGCCCCGGCCTGTTCGTGCTCCCCTACGACCTGGTTAGCCAGCGTGGTCCGGCCAACCTGGAGATCCTGGG